TCTTCTCCTTTAGAAATGCGTTCGCAAATAAACTCAAGACGCAGGCGGTAGTTCGTCGATAACATAACAAAAATATTTAATTTTAATCAAAAAGATGCTTCTAAATCATCGTCATCGTCATCTTCCATTGCCATCATGGTCATGGCTAGCTGTGTCAACTCAATATCACTAGGAATGTCAAATTCAAGTTCAATATTTTCATCTTGCATCATATCCTTAATTGCTTGCATCTCTAGCAACCTTTGATGATACAGATTCAAGAGAGCTGCATAAAGCTGATCCCAGGTTAATTCTTTAGCTTCAAGTTCAGCTCTACGCATGGCGAGTTGCAAATGAAGTGGTAATTCAAACTCTTTTACAGATGCTGATTCACCCATGCGTTTAGTCCTTACTTTATATATTCTAATAGATAAGCCTACCTTTGTATCTCAAAAATACCTCGCAATTCTTCGTCGGAAAGCTCTATATCTGAAATACTTCCTAAACTGAAATTGTTAGCAAACACAGACAATACATAAGGATTGATGTGCTGCTCTAGTTCACGTATTGCTCTTACTTGATGAGGAGCGGCTGCATAATTTCTAAATGCTTTCAATAAAACCTGATCTGATGTCCAGGGGTTATCGTCATTTTCTTTTAAAAATAATTTAA